AGTCGTGTGTCCTTTGGAAAAGGCTCCTAACACTCGGTTGGGGGCTATAATCTAACCTTTAGGGAGAGACATAATGTCTGCTACTTCAGCCCCCCGTGGCCTGAAGCCGATTGCACTCCTTGGGGGTATGCCGTTTGCTGGCTCGACTCGTGAGATTCCAATCAAGTCTGGTTACGCTACGGCTATCTTCAATGGTGATGTTGTCGGTTTCGCTGATGTCACAAACTCCACTGACGATGGTTACCTCGTCCGTGAGAGTGCCGCTGGTGAAGTTAACCCTGTCGGTGTTTTCATGGGTGTGTCTTACACAGACCCAAACACTGGTCAGGTAACTCACAAGCAATACTACCCCGGTGGTATCGCCGCTTCCGACATTAAAGCGGTTGTTTCCATCAATCCTTTCACTCTGTACGAAGTTCAAGCTGACGGCGCAGTTGCACAAACTGCACTTGGTCAAACCATTGACCTTGTCCAGACTTCCGCTGGTAATACTACCACTGGTAATTCTGGCCTTCAGGCAGACGCATCAACAGCCGCTATCACTGGTGGTTGCTGGCGCATCGTAGACTTCGTAGACCGTGTTGGCTCTTCAGTAGGTGATTCATACACCGACATTGTCGTGATGATGAACCAGTCTGAACATGCCCTCATGGCCGCAAGCATTACCTAAGGGAGTTGTAAAATGGCTATTGCACGCGCACAGCTAATGAAAGAACTCCTGCCGGGTCTGAATGCATTGTTCGGCATGGAGTACGCACGCTACCCAGAAGAATGGCGTAGCTGTTTCGAGGTTGAAAACTCAGAGCGTAGCTTTGAGGAGGAAACCAAATTAAGTGGCTTTGGAGCCGCGCCAGTGAAAGACGAAGGTGCCGCCATCACTTATGATGACGCACAAGAGGCTTACACCAGCCGGTATACACACGAAACCATTGCAATGGGCTTCTCAATTACTGAAGAAGCGGTTGAAGACAACCTGTACGACAGCCTGTCTGCTCGTTACACCAAGGCATTGGCTCGTGCGTTCCAGCACACCAAGGAAGTAAAAGGCGCAGACCTGTTCAACTCTGGCTTCACTGGCCAAGTTGGTGGTGACGGCGTGTCCTTGTTCAACACTGCACACCCACTGGTAAACGGTGCCACTAACGGCAACACACCAGCGGTTGCTGTTGACCTGAACGAGACTTCTCTGGAAGCCGCAATCATCGCAATCGGCAAATGGACAGACGAGCGTGGCCTCAAGATTGCCGCCCGTCCAACCAAGCTGGTTATCCCATCAGACCTTCAGTTTGTTGCTGAACGCCTGATGAAGTCTGAACTGTCAACTATTGCTGGCGGTACTGCTGGTGCTGACTCATTCGCTAAGAATGACATCAATGCCCTGCGGTCAATGTCTGCAATTCCGGGCGGGTACATGGTTAACCACTACCTGACCGATGTTGACGCATGGTTCCTCGGCACGGACATTCCGAATGGCTTTAAGCACTTCGTCCGCGTACCAATGAAGACCAGCATGGAAGGTGACTTCGAGACTGGTAATGTACGGTACAAAGGTCGTGAGCGTTACAGCTTCGGCTATTCCGACCCGCTGGCCTACTACGGCTCACCGGGTGCCTAACACTCTGGAGGGGCGGGGAAACTCGCCCCTCTTTTTTGCTATTCGGAGGAACTAATGTCAGACATTACCGCAACAACCGTTACCGCTGACGGTGTGGCCGTCAACCACGCGGCACGGGTGAAATCAATCTATTATATCCGCACATCCACGGCTGGTTCTGTAGTTCTGAAGGATGGCGGCGCAAGTGGGACAACTCTTCTATCGTTGACTGTACCCGCTACTGAGGCAGGGGAAGACGAGAGTAACACTCTTGCCATTCCATCTGACGGCATTCGCTTCTCGACAAATGTCTATGTCGATGTAACCAATGTTAGTTCAGTGACCCTGTTCCATGCCTAGTAAGTCAAAATACCCCGGCGTAAAGAGACTGCCATCAGGCGGCATTGAATACAGAGGCAAGAAGTTTGCTGGCTTTAACAAGCCAAGAACCTCAGACCGCCCCGGCAAAAAGGGCATGGTGCTGGCCAAGGAAGGCGACAAGGTTAAACTTATTCACTTTGGCGCAAAGGGTTACGGACATAATTACTCTTCAGCCGCCAGAAAATCCTTCAAAGCCAGACACGCCAAGAACATCTCTAAGGGTAAGATGAGTGCCGCATACTGGGCAGACCGCAAGTTGTGGGCTGGACCCAGCGGTTCCAAGAAGTCACCCCCCAAAGGAAAGAAGGGGAAATACTAATGGAGCCAGTAGAGGTAACACTTGCCCGTTTAGAGGAACGAATAAAGACACTCTCTGACGAAGTGCGTCATGTTCACGAAGAGGTGTCAGACCTGAAAGCCCAAGCCAATAGGTGGAAGGGTGCTTTCTGGGTAATGGTAGCGTTGGGTGGATTGGTTGGAACATTCGCCCATATGTTCACAGGATGGTTCAAATGACAATGTCGAGGGCTAACATGTATAACCAAGTATCAAAACCACCAATGAAAAAGAAACCCGTCAAGGGTATGAAGTACGGCGGTAAGCCAAAGAAGATGAAGAATGGCGGTTCCTGTAAGGGTATGGGTGCGGCTTCACGAGGCGGTAATTACACCGTGTCTTAATGCAACATGTCTTTTTACTTATGGTGTACCTCGGCACAGGTGACGCGAGGACGCTAGTAAGTAATGACATGTATTTTGAAGATGTTGACCGATGCAACTACTTCGCATCGCAAGTTACTAAAAGATATGGAAACTACCAGTACCACTCCTTACTAGACCCAAGGGATAGGGTTACTGCCTACTGTTTGCCGAAGCAAATAGAGAAAGGGTCTGTAACCGTATACTAGGGGTGGAAACGGTGTTAGCTGAGTTAAGCGCGGCCAATGCCGCATTTGCGGTTATCAAGACAGCCGTACAAAATTCTGGTGATTTGCTTAAAGCCGGAAAGGCTATAGCGGATTTCGTTAATGCGAAAGACTCTCTTCACCAGAGGGCTAACAAGAAAAAGAACTCTCTGTTTGGCGACCCAAACAAAACTTCAGATATAGAGGAGTTCATAGCACTCGAACAGATACGGGAGCGTGAAGAGGAGTTAAAGCAGTATATGATTTACTGTGGAAGACCCGGCCTCTGGAATGACTGGATTAAGTTCCAAGTGGACGCAAGGGTCGAGAGACAGCGTCAGAAGAAGTTGGCCGAAGAGAGGCGAGAAGAAATACTAGTGTGGGCAACAATAATCGGGGCCGTCATCTTGGCTTCAAGTTTGTTCATCTGGTTTATTTATATGTTCAAGTTTGCGGGGAACTGATGGCCACTAAGGGAACAGCGACAAAGCGTGACCCAAAGAAATGGGCGGCGGCAAAGGCCAAAGCAAAAGCGAAGATGGGTGGCAAGCACTCAGCAAGAGCCATGCAACTGGCTGTTAAATACTACAAGGATTCCGGCGGTTCTTACGCTGGCAAGAAGAAGTCTTCCAACAAGTTGTCCAAGTGGACAAAACAAAAGTGGAGAACGAAGAGTGGTAAGAACAGCACACTTGGTCCAAAAGCAACGGGTGAACGCTATTTGCCGGAGAAGGCAATCAAATCTCTTTCCTCAAAAGAGTACGCCGCAACATCAGCGGCTAAAAGAAAAGGAACAAAGGCTGGCAAGCAATTTGTTAGACAGCCAAAAGGCGTAGCGAAAAAGACAGCCAAGTTCCGAAAATAACATATGTGTTATCGCCGCGTCCGAAAAGCGCACAGACATCACAAACAAACATCGGTCTCTGAACAAGGTCGCCTTACCAAGATTAAAAGGCACCAAGAACGGAGAGAAGAAACTGCTTACGCTTTAGAAAGTATGAAAGAATGGCTACCTCTGGAACAGCTACATTCAATCTTGACATCCATGAAATAATCGAAGAAGCGTATGAACGCGCTGGTCTTGGCCGTGCATATTCAGGAAGTGACTTCCGTACAGCACGCCGTTCCCTAAACCTCCTAGCCCAAGACTTTGCAAACCGTGGAATCAACCTATGGACTGTTGACCAAGCCACGCTTTCCCTCACCTCAGGCACAGCATCCTACACACTCCCAGCAGACACGGTAAGCGTACTAGACCACGCAGTTCGTGAAGGCACGGGTTCATCCCAAACTGATTTGGCGATTACACGGATGAGCCTCGGTGAATACTCAGCACTTACATCAAAGAACACACAGGGCCGTCCTGTAAAAATATACATTGAGAGGTTAGTCGCCGCGCCAAGAATTACTGTTTGGCCAGTGCCTAACAACAACAACTACACTCTCGTGTATTACCGCATTCGCCGGATTGAGGATTCTGTAAAGGGTTCGGTCACACAGTACGATGCCCCTACCCGTTTTCTTCCGGCAATCATTGCAGGGCTTGCTTATCAACTGGCGTTGAAAAACCCAGATGTGTCTGACCGCATTCCACTCCTGAAACAAGTTTACGAAGAGGACTTTGCGCTTGCGGCGACCGAAGACCGTGATAGGTCTGACTTTAGAATTATTCCTGCACTGGGGTAACAAATGGCGAGATATGCATCAGGTAAGAAGTCTGTAGCGGTATGTGACCGCTGTGGACTGAAGTACCCGTACAAGAGGTTGAAGGAAGAGATATACAACCGTAGGCCAAATGGTTTGCGTGTGTGTTCATCCTGCCTTGATGACGACCATCCACAGTTGCAGTTGGGTCGCCACAAGATTTCAGACCCACAAGCATTACGCAATCCGCGTCCTGAGGACAAGGATGCGCCGACAAACAACACGGCATTTACCAGTCGTTATCCACATACTGCTGGAAGTTAGAGATGAATTACACAGACTTAGTTCAGAACATTAAAGATTTTATGGAAGATGATGGCGCGGAGTTCTCAGCCGCAATCCCAACTTTTATTGACCTTACTGAACTGCGCCTGTCCCGCGACCTGAAGATACCAGCGTTTCGTAGACGCCAGACCTCATCACTAACAGCCAACGACCCATTCCTCACGATGCCAACGGACATGGTTTCACTAGAGAACCTACAACTTGTTCCGGGCTATACTTCTGGAAACACTGGAACACATCAAGTTCTGCTTCTCAGGTCTGATGAATTTATGATGGAGTTCTGGCCTGATAGAACTACAACGGGTGACCCAGAGTATTACGCATACTTTGACGACCTCACCATTTATGTTGCACCAACTCCGGCGACTAACATCCCTGTTGAGATTAGTTACCGCCGCCGTCTCCCTGCCTTGTCAGCGGCAAACCTGACAAACTGGCTTACAGACAATGCAAGCGATGCGTTGCTGTACGGGAGTCTTATGGAAGCGTCAGCCTTCAATAGAAATGCTGGCCTTCAAGAACGGTACATGGGTTTGTACCAAGCCGCTGTTCAGAAAATTACCGAAGAACAACAGGCGAGAAACTCAATCGACAACTTCTATATGAGAAACGAGGGTTAAGACATGGCAACGACTAACGCCGCAACCACATATTTGGAGAACAAACTTCTTAGTTTCCTCTTCAAGAACAACGCTGGGAGTATCACATCCCCCGGCGATAGCATCTATATTGGACTGGCAACCGCTGTATCTGACGCAGAGGCTGGCACACTCACCGAGGTAAACACCACCTCAGAGGACGCCAACTACACCCGTCAACAGGTAGCCGCCGCTGACTGGACACTGACCTCTTCATCGGCAGACCAGCAGACTGTATCGAACACAAGCAACATTGAATACTCTGCGTCATCTGGTGTCGCTAACTACACGGTGACACATGCATTCATCGCGGACGCCGCAACATCTGGCAACATCTTGTTTGTCGGTGCGCTTGATGTATCCAAGACAATCGCGTCTGGGGATATCTTCCGCATCAACGCTGGTAACCTGACAGTCGAGTTGAAGTAATGGCTCTGGTTATTGCTGACCGCGTAAAGGAAACAACCACA